GAAAAAACGATGGGATGGTTTAATGGTCTGTAAAAAGGACTGGGAACCAAGACACCCACAAGACTTAATTAGGATTCGTGGTGAAACTGCTTTTCCTTCGTGGACTCGTCCAGAACCAACAGACACATTTATAGACATTGTGTATGCGTGTACACCGGAAGGAACAAGTGCAATTGTTAATTATGCTATTGTTGGGTGTTCTCGTGTGGGTTCTACAATTGGACAGCCATTACCCTATACAGGGGCTGTTGTTGGTAGGGCTATTGTAGGCAAAGCCATTGTAGGCAAAACATAAGGAATTGATATGGCAAGTACAACTTTTGTTGACAACACCACAGTAATACAGGCTGCATGGTGTAATGATGTAAATACATCTGTATATAATGTATTAGGTGATGGGACAAATGCTCCTGCTAATGCTGCTGCTGCAAGGACAAATTTAGGTTTAGGAACAATGGCAACACAAGCAGCAAGTGCTGTTGCTATTACCGGGGGTAGTGTTACAGGTATTACTGATTTAGCTGTTGCAGACGGTGGTACTGGGGCCTCTACAGCGGCAAATGCTCGTACTAATTTAGGTGCTGCTGCAAGTGGTGCAGCTACTGCTAGTGGCTTGACAATGGCTACTGCTCGTTTGTTAGGACGTACTACAGCAAGCACAGGGGCAATAGAAGAAATTAGTGTGGGTAGTGGTTTAACTTTATCTGCTGGCTCTTTATCAGCAACAGCAGGTGTTTTTACTGGTTATTTCCAAAGCTCAAATCAAACAATCACTGCTGGTGGGAGTTTGACACTAGCGCATAGCTTAAGTGCAAAACCTACATTAGTAATTTATTTACTCAAATGTTTGACCGCTGAAGGCAACTATGCCGTAGGTGATGAGGTGATGGTCACAATTAATGACCGTACGGGACAAGGTGTATCTATTTGGCCTGATGCTACAAACATCAATGTACGATATTATACTAGCGCAAATACATTTAGTGTTCCAAACAAAACAACTGGATCAACTTTTGACATTACCAATACAAATTGGGCATTTATTGTAAGGGCATGGGTATAATTATGGAAACTAAGTATTTTGTAAATAGTGCTGGAGATTATTTAGGTGGGTTTTGTGGCGCTATTCCGCCAGAAGGTGCTATAGAAGTACCAACTGCTCCTAATCACGGAACAGACAAATATGTAGATGGACAATGGCAACCATCCCATGAGTTTGTTTTAGCTACGGTGCGAGAGCAGCGGACTAAAAAATTAGAATATGCTGACGTACAAATTAACAAATTAGAGGATGCTGGGAAAGATACAAAAGAATGGCGTAGCTATCGGCAAGCCCTCCGAGATATAACGAAACAGCCAATTAATGCTATTGTGTGGCCTGAGGCTCCTCATGAATAACAGAAATTTTACAGATGAAGAATTAGAAGCATTAGCACAACGACTAGAAGAACTTATTGTAGAGCGTATGCAAATTAACATAGGCAAAGCAGTTCTGTCAGTAGTTTGGAAAAGTTGTGTAACTATTGCTGCTGGTTTTTGGACATGGTTCCATTTAAACCCAAAAGGAAATTAACATGGGCGCTATTCTCTCTTTGTTACCTTTTATTGGTAACATCTTAGACAAAGTAATTCCTGACCCACAAGCAAAAGCAGACGCACAATTAAAAGTAATGGAATTAGCCCAAAATGGTGAGTTAGCTATTTTAAAATCTCAGACTGATTTAGCCACTGGTCAGTTAGAAGTGAACAAAACAGAAGCAGCTAGTTCTTCCTTATTTGTCGCAGGATGGCGACCCTTTATTGGATGGGTTTGTGGGGCAGCATTAACTTATCATTATTTAGTACGTCCTTTGGCAATTTGGGTATGTTTATTTTATGGTGTAGCCATTCCAGAACTTCCCGGTTTAGATGATAACTTATGGCAATTATTAGCTGCTATGTTAGGTTTAGGTAGTTTAAGAACATACGAAAAAAGTAAAGGCGTTTCAAAATGACAACATCAAATCAAACTATAGGGGAATTGACTAGAGATAGTATTATTACTGCTGCCATGCGAAAGATTGGTGCATTAGCCAAAGGTCAAACTCCAGATAGTGAGGATTTGAGTAATGGTCAGGCAGCACTTAACGCAATGTTGTTAGGGTTTCAATCTGATGGTATGCCGTTATGGAAATTAACTAAATATAATTTAACCATGACAACAAGCACCACATCATACGTAATTGGTGTGGGGCAGACTGTTAATATCCCTTATGCTTTAAAACTACATCAAGTTTTGCGTGTTCCTACTGCTACTGGAACACCTATTCCTTTGGAGCCTAAGAGCATCTATGAATATAACCGTTTACCAACAAACAATACAGGCACTCCAGTCAGTTTTGCATACACCCCTAGCACAAATTATGGTACTTTGCGAATTTGGCCTGCTCCTGCTGCTACCGATGTTACTCAATACACATTGGATTTATGGTATCAAAAGCCGTTTGATTTGTTTACCAGTGCATCTGAAACAATTGATTTCCCTCAGTATTGGCAAGAAGCAGTAATTTATGGGTTAGCTATTCGATTAGCTCCTGAGTATGGTGTGCCGCTAAATGACCGTCAATTATTAGAAAAAGAGGCAGCTTTCTTTTATGACAAAGCCCTTAGTTTTGGTACAGAAGATGCTAGTTTCTTTATTCAACCAGCAGTAAGGACGAAGTAATGCCATATTCAAAAACTCCTGAACAATCCACTTATCAAACTAAAAACGTCCCTTTATTTTTTACTGTTAGTAGTAGAGATAATACTCAAGCTAAAGATGCACAATATATAAATGTTTTTATTGAGAGCATCCAAGAAAAAGCAACACAAGAAAATATCAATAACGTAGTATCTCGTCCCGGTACTTCTTTGTTTAAAACTAACACTGGCTCTGTTGTTCGTGGTATCTATTACTGGGATGTAACAGGACGTTGGTATTATGTAGTAGATGACACTATGTACTCTGTGTTAATGGATGGCACTGATGTTCATACAGTTACTACATTTACAACGTCCACAGGGGATGTGGGGTTTGCTGAATTTTTGTATATTAGCAATTCAGTGGACTTAGTGACAACTGATGGAACAACATTAAAAACTATTAACAGTTCTGAAACCGTCACGGACTGTACTGATCCTTTAGTACCTATTCCACATTTAACTGATATTCAAGTTATTGATGGATATGTTTTGTTAGTTAAATCTGGTACTGCGGATATTTATAACTCTAATAATGATTTACCTTTAGCATGGACAGCAGGTGATTTCATTACTGCGGAAAGTTTACCAGACACTATCACCAAAGCAACTAGGATGAATAACTACTACATTGCTTTTGGTAGAAAATCCATTGAGTTTTATTGGGATGCAGGTGAGCCGAGTGGCAGTCCATTTAGACGAAATGAGACTCCATTTAAAACCACTGGTTATGTTGGTGGTCATATGCAGTCAGGAAATGAAATTTACTTTGTGGGAAAGTCTGATGGTAATAGTCCAGAAGTCTTCTTGTTAAAGGAATTTCAGTTGTCTCCTATTAGTTCTCCTGCTGTAAAGAAAGCATTAGAAACTACTGATTTATCTTTTGCAATTAAAGGTCATTCTGTTAGTTATGCAGGACAAAACTTTTATGTTCTTGTTCTAAATGAAACAACTTGGGTCTATGACACAGATATGCATGTGTGGTACAGATGGAAATATAAAGCCTTAGATACATTTTACATTAATAATTGTATTACCGGGTTTAATTCTGAATATCGTACATTAGTTACATTAAACAATGATCCTAATTTATACATGTTTGATGCAAATACATATCAAGATAATGGCACAGCGTTTACTTGCGAAATAAACACCAATAATGATGGGTTTGGTACAATAAATCAAAAAGTAATGAATCGTTTAAGTTTTCATGCAGATAGGATTCCTGCTGACATGAATGTATCATGGACAGACGATGATTATCAAACTTATTCTACTCCCGTAGCTGTAAGTCTGAACCAAGAGCTACCATGTTTACGGCGACTAGGTAGATTCCGAAGACGTAGTTTTAAATATACTTATTCTGCAAATTATAGATGGCGTGTTCGTATGGCAGAAGCTGAGATTAATATAGGAGCTAACTAATGGCATATTTACCTCCAGTTCCACTAGGAACACCTGCAACACAGCCTAACTATTGGTCAGATTGGTACAATAAAGTTAGGGATTTATTAAATGGTGGTTTAAGTATTTTGTGGTCAGCTATTGATAAAACAGGCAGTCAATTATCGGATATTGTTACTCGACCACACAGCCAATTACAATCTATTCAAGGGGGCGCTCCGGGAGAGTATTATCATCTAACTGCTGCGGAATTAGCTGTATTAGGTGCAGGCGCACATAATACTTT